CGTGTTTATTTCCTTTTTCATCAAAGTAATATACACTTGCACTGTTTTTACTTAATAATTTTTTCATAATAATAGGAATTAAATTGTTTATACTGCCAAAACCCCTTACCGGTTTATGGTAAGAGGTGTATTGGTACAAAGTTTTAATAGAGTATTATTTGTATAAGAGCTATAAAAACTCTTGCGATTACTATAGCGAAGGCAAGGACAACTAAAATACCTATAATTGAAGTGAAAGGATTAAACCGGTGTTGTTTCCTGTTATTCTCTTCGTTCCGAATCATTTCTTCGGGTTCTATTTCTATGAATTTTTTCATGATTTCTATTTTTTAAAATGTGAATAATAAGGTAAATTATAAAATTTTAAATTCTCCTATCTTATTGCCGTTAGTATCCCGGATAATATAAGGATGATTGATGTTGCCATGATGAATACGCTCTGCCAAATCATTGAAAATACGGCTTAATTCATCAATAGGCCCATCATTTTCTTTCGTAAATGCTGCATTATCTAAATTTATTTTTAAAACTGCTTCGTTAAGTTTCGGTTTGACTTTTTTAGTTTTATTTTTTTTACTTAATAAAGCAGTTTGTTTTACTTCTTTTTTGCATAATTCTTGTTCGGTTTTCTTATTTGTTTTCATAATTGAAAAAAGTTAAATTGTTTATACCACTAAAAGCCCGGTACTTCACAGTAGCGGGCCTCATACTAACTAACATTTAAAACAAATTAACTTAGAAAAGAATTCATTTTTTGGAAAAAGTTATATTCCGGGTTAAAAAACTAATGGAAATAAAACTAACTACGAATATTATTACTATTGTTGCCATAATTAAAATGTATTAATTGTTTATAATGGGAAAACCACATACCGGTTTAGGGTATGTGGTAGGTATAGTTAATTAATATAAACAATAGGGGCATAGTTATAACGCCCTTTTCCCGATCCAACTTGCATCATATTTTTTTTGATCTGACTGGTACCACCATTGCCCATTGCTTTTTCATATATAGAAAATCCGGCATTTTCGAGAGCTTTGAAACGATCTTTTAAAAGTTTATTGTTTTTTATAATATTATTTACTTCATTTACTTTTTGTTCGTTTATTTGCGTTTTCATGTTTCCTAAGGATTAAATGTTTTTAAGATAAAAGAAAATAAAAGTACTAACTAATGCACTCAAAAAGCTAATAGTACATGTTAAAAAAATGCAGAAAGCAACAGGAGTACTGAATGAAATAAAAATACAAACTAAAAGAGCTGTAAAAAACAAAGCTGTGATTGCTATACAAGTTTTCATGTTTTTCTAAGTTTAAAATGGTTTGAACTGGAATGAAGTATTTTTCATTTGCCGGGCTTCACGGCTAATCCCTTAGCACCATTTTTTAAGAAGGAAAGAAAGTAGGAACTAGTAAACGAATATCACTGTTCCTACTTTCTTGTATGTTTTCTTTTCATCCCTATTTGGGAAATTAGCTAGTTTACTTTTTGGAGATAACTAGCAAAAACCTCCGGCAGTTTAGCACCATTTTTTAAGAAGGAACTAGTAACGATACCTGCGTTGGTGTTAAACTTTTGAAGTTTGGTAGCTGTAACACTTACTACCTGCAAACATGTTGCCTTTTTTTTAAGCGGGTAAAACTTCCAAAACCCGTGAACCGAAATTTTCTGGTAAAACTTCAAAACCATAAAGAACGTGTGAAACATTTTAAGAGAAAAACTTTTTTGTGTTTCGTTATGTAAATATACGCTGATAAAATCCAAAAAAATATGACTTATGTTATGTTTTGTGTTTTTTTTTATGTTTTACAACATACATATTATAATCATATTTACGAGTAACTGTACAGCTTTGTGCAAATATTCGATTGTAGACATGATAAAAGTCATGTTTTTTACTAAAATAGTTGGATATTACTAAAAAGTTTTGTATATTCGAAGTATTAAACGTTATATGTAATAAGGTGTTAAATATAAATCAGGGATGAATGTTAAGAGTTTTTTATTAAAAGTTAAACACAAATCTGGAATAAATATAAGAGATGTGCGCTTGTATATATACCCAATAACCTAAATATCCTTTACAATAAAACCTATTCTAAAAGCCTCTCGTTTAAAATAACCTAATAATACAAAATAGTGATACTAAAACGATTTAAAATAAATAATAAGGTAGACCTACTTTTGTAAAATGTTTATTACTAGTGATAAAGAAGAGGTTTGAGGATATATATTTTTTGGGGTTAGCTGAGTAATATAAAGTCGCGCAGCTAGTTTTATTTATTGTTTTTAATCTTAAAAATAGTTATTTTTACAGCATACAATGAATAGTTTAATGTAAAACAATCTAATTATGACCGTAAATTTTGTTTATATTGACTTAGAGAAGGGAGAGGTCTATACAGGGGCCGACTTAAAAGCAATTAGTTTAGCAGTTAATAAGCCTTATGAAAATTTAGTTTATAGGTTGAGGTATAAAGACTTATATCATGAACCGTATAAGTATATCCTATCAAGAGTTACTATACATTATCCCTCAGCTCGTAATCCATCTAAGTATAGAAAAACAAAACCAAGTTTTAAGGTATAGTTTTTACAGCATACTGCGATTAGTTTAATGTAAAAAAGAGTAATGACATATTGTCACTACTCTTTTTGTGTTATATGATAGTTCAATGTAATTCTATTGAACATAATACATATTATAAGACAAAGTACACAAATAAAAAACTCTGCATACTTCACAGTATACAGAGCTCAACCTAGACCTAATAAACTATTCAAATATACTAATTCAATTGATATATACATTATGTATTAGTATGTTGTTTAACATGTTTATGTTATCATTATTACACCCATACACACATGTATAATGTAAATATGACCCCCAGGACATGATTAAAGTCATGTTTTATCATTTGTAATGTGTTTTTTAGTGCTATGTAATAGCTTTATGTGTCCTACACGTATAAGTAATGATCACTTTTCCACATGTGTATATGAAATATGAATTGTCGTATGGGGGGGTTTCGGCTTTTTATGTGGTTGCGTTTCGTATAGGCCCCCTCAATCTAATCAGTAACCCCAATCATTCACATTCACTCAAATAATTAAACAGTGGTCTTATTTTTCATTAATTTATTATTTAACAAATAAAAAAAGCCAATCGATCTTCGCAGACAGATTGGCTAAAAATTATTAATACATGAACTATTTAATCTTTGTAATATTTAGTTTGTTTTGGTTCTAAATTTAATTTTTCATCTTTTATATCTTTTGTGCACCATGTTAATATATTGATACAAATATTTTTATTATTTAGTTCTTTCTGGTGCATTTTAATAGATAGTTCAGCTTCTGATATAAGATGTTCAAGTTCTTCGATACGATTTTGTTCTGATTCAATTTTGTTTAAAATCTCTTCTTTGGTTTTCATATTTAGAAGTTTTTAGATTTTTCTGCATCTCTATGTATAAAATCAAAAGTGCTGCTTCTGAGAAAGAGATCTTTACCTATATGTTTTCCCCAGATTTTTTTTTAGTATTCATAATAATATTAAATAATTTCCGGTAATTCACTCCATGATTTTGTAGGTTTTTTATTTTTAATTGTGTTGTATATAGATTTGTGAAAAGTAAAGTATTCGATATTATTGTTGTCATTAATTAAAAAAGTAACATGGTTAGCATCATCCCTGCTAAGGACCTTTTTTTGGCCTCTATGGTATGTTACAATTTTTATTTGAGGAACATTTTTCACTTTTCAAAAAATATTTATTATTTAATGAAACAAAGATAATTAAATAATTTATTTATCAAATATTTTATGTTGTAAAACATTAAGATAAAATAAGGATATATTTCTCCTTTTATACCGGTAATAAGAACGTCATCTTTAATAAACATCTTTTCATAGTTTAGTTTCTTCTAAAAATAAACTCCAAAGTTCTTCGGTAGATATTTCTTTTTGACTTGGTACTAGAGGTAAACCTTTTATCCAACCCGAACCATTATAAAACCAATCTAAAGATAACCATTCACAAAAAATATATCCAACCATAAAACCGTGCATAGTATATACTTTATTGGTCTTGCATTTACTAAAATCAGTTGTTTCTAAAAACTTATATACTATTTTAATAAGTTCAATAGGTGGCATAAGTAAGTTTTTAGATTTAATAGTATTATTTATTTCCATATTTTTTATTAATTATTATCATTAATATTATAGTTTAATTACTATTTGTTAATATCAAATACCATTCAAGTATATCCATGCACAATTGTTTATTTTTAATTTGGCTTTTATATTCATTTATAGATACTTCAAAAAGACCATTTATTTTAAGTGTTACGCCATATATAATATTATAGGTTATTTGGCCACCTGGTTTTTCTTTTTTGGGGTAACTTTCCCATTCGATTGAATCTAGTATTTCTTTAGATATATTCATATTATAACCATTATTGTATTTGTGTTATTTCGTCCAATGAACAAATGTATATAATTCCAGTTTCTTCCTCTTGGACCTGTAAGAGACCGTCATAAAATCCATCTATAATGTATCCTACCTTACATTGCCAATTACTTATTTTAAACCAAACTTTTTTCATTGTAAATTTTAACAGACAATGTCATTCTTATATTTTTTATAACTAAAAATTTGTGGAGCAATTCCTTCACGTCTTAAAATTGATGTAATTAAATTTAATTCTTCTATATGATTACATGGTTAAGCTTCTGGTTCATCTAAATAAAATTAGTTGAATCAACCCTGTTATACCATCCATTTAAAAATACTTTTAATTTAGGATTATTAGCAGCCAATGAAGAATAGTATCCTTTACGTTTACTGGCATAGTATTCTAAAATATTTTTATCAAACTTGTCAATTTTACTTATAGTAACTGGACCAATAATCCCATCTTGTGTTATACTTAACAATCCTTGTAAAAGTCTTATGGCGGTCTTATTACCAGCATTAATACCCATATCAAATAAGTGTAATCTTAAAAGTTCATTTTTTATTTTGTCTAAACCTATATTGTCCCAAAAATATTTTTTATACAATTCACTTGCTTCATCTTTACTCATTTTCCTAATATCATCTCCATCTAAATCTCCATCATGATCTATATCTGCCATTGGCAATGGTATACCATTTAAGAACATTAACGATATGCCATAATTAGTTATTCCCCCAGGATCATTCGGATTATCCACTAATCCTCCTTCGTGTAAAAAAATAACTTTTAAATAATCTTCAAATGTCTTCATATTATTCTGTTAATAATGAATATGCTGCATTAAATGCCACTTTGTGATTTTCTTCAATAGATTTTTTTTCATCTTCATAAGCCATAAAACATTTATCATATGTATCTATACATATTTTCATACTATGGATGGTTTTACTAAATAAAAAATTAATATTTTTATTTTTAATGTATTCGTCACTTATAGGCTTAGTAGTAGTAACTAGGTTTATAGATATGTTAATTAATTTTTTTGTTTCATATTTAATATTTTTCATTTTCTAAAATATTTTTTAATTTTTTTAGCCTATCAAGATATGGTAAAGAATATTTGTTACCATTAGTATTTTTTATTATGTTAAAATGAGAATCGAGGAACAATTGAACATTGTGTATGGTAGTACATAAATCCAGTTTTATTTTTTCAGGAAATAACGTTTTACCTGAAAAAAATTGCTCAAGTTCCTCGATCTCTGGTCCACAGTTTTGATTTGATCTGTTAAAATCTCCTATACCATATTTTTTATGAATCTTTCTCACAAAAAGCATATCTCCACTATCATAATGTATAAATGCCATATTAAAATCTTTTTTAACTTCTTTAAAGCAGTTATCACATGTATATATTAAGTCAATATTTTCATATTCAACTTTTATAGAATGAGTGGATTTTTCTTTACATTTTATACAATTCATAAAAATATACTATAAATTATTTGTTTTCGATTGCATCCCAAATAAAACCCATAACTTCTGGAGTTTCTTTAAAAACTTCTCCTACAACTTTTTTAAAAAAAGCAAAATCTTCTGTAGAAAATTCAGTATTACCGGATTCAATTTTCATAGCTAGTTTATACGATTCATAACTAGTTTCCGGTGTATTTTTATTTTCTTTAGAATTAAGTATAGCAAATTTAATAGCTTTCTTTACCGTCATCGGTTCTTTACTTAATTGAGACTGGCAAAATTTATAAACAGTTTCAAGAGTAGACCCCTGGGTCATGATGATTTTTATAATTTCATTATAAGGAGAATCTGCTGAACCAAAAGGTACATTGTTAAGATTTAATACTACTTCGTTTAGATCAAAATTTTTATTCATATTTTCATTGTTTAAAGTAATTACTTCTTTTTTAAATTCTTCCGTAGCTGATATAGCTATATTCGAAAGGGCAATATTTTTATTTTTAGCTCCTTTAGTACGTGACATAATTATTGTATTTATATAGTTATTATTTTTATGTGGAATATCTTCAATCGCTTTAATATCACCTTTTTCTTCACATATGTATAATTGTGACATAACTTCCTCTTCATCCTCAGTAAGTTCTATACCGGTATGATATTTTAAAAGAATAGAACTTGTTATATTGTGAATATGATTTATTAATTCCATCATTTCATTCATAAGTAGAATTTTTAATATCCCCAAACTAACATTGCTGCATCACGTTGATCTTGATTTGATTTTTTCATTCCTGTTAAACAAGTAAAATACTTAGAACCAACTTTACTCGTTTTAGGTATTTTAAGTTCATAAGGTATAGATAAATACTGTAACATTTCTTCTATTTTTTTCCCTGTTTCATGGTTAGCCCCTGTCTTAGCTCCTATTCTCGAAGCTATATATGCCCCATTTTTTTCATCATGCCAATTTGATTTTTTATTAAACCAACCAGCTTCTAAGAATATTTTAAATTCAAGTTTGGTTTCCATACACCATGATAAATAATCAAATAGTTGAAAAAAAGAAAGGTTTGATAATTCAAGTGACTTATCTTTATTATTATAATATGCTACTCCAGATTTAATAGTGTCAGGGTCTATACCTATATATATCATAATTTATTTTTTAATTAAAAACAACTTGGTATAAATAGCTTAAACCCCTTTAATTATTCAACCAAGTTGTTTTACTTACCCTTTCGGGTCGACTAAGCAACCGCTCTAAGCGATTGAGGAGTCATTTTAAAAAAAAGCTCACCCTAAGCGCGCTGTTCTTATGGGAAGCGGGGTAAGCATGTTATATATGATGGTACCAGGATTCGAACCCGGAGTTTTACATGGCCGATACTGTGCTCGATTCTACTTCGCCCATTACCGAAGTCGCCTCATGGAATTGCACCGATGTCGTAAGTCTATGCGTCTACCAATTCCGCCATACCATCATTAATCAAAGAACTTTTAAAAAATCGCCCGCGCTTCACAGGTGAGGCGATATATAATCAACTACTTATCCATGTGAAACATTCTAAGGCGAAGGTGGGATTATTTCCGAGGATTTAGCTACCCATTAAATCTTTTGCTAAGAAGATACCTACATGTGGAGTTGGGGGGAATCGAACCCCCGTCTTACATACTTTCTTAAATACCTCAATGAACTTAACGGAACAAATATACTAATAAAAAATAAAAATGCAATATGTTTTATAACATAATTAAAAAATTATTATATTTGCATTATTAATTTACCACTTATGATAAATGAAGATTTATTGTTAAAAAATTTACAAAATGGGATAGCTCCTGATATGAAATTAAAACTACTTCATGAATATAAAAATTATTGGCATTCGGATGGATTCGAAAAAGGATTTCAAGATTGTCAAAAAACAATAAAAAAATCAACTATGAAAATATATAAAACAATAGAAGAAAAAAAAAATAAACTACTAGACGATATAAGAGATGAAATTTGGAAAAAAAACTTAATTAACCATGAATAAAATAATATACCAAGTAGATTTTGATCAAATAGAAACACCTGACTGTCTTTTATGTGACACTAGGATAGTTAATGAAGAATACCCTGACGATAAAGGTGGTAGTAAATTTGTTACATCTATAGATGAAGATTTATCCCTTGGGGTATTATCCGTTATTGTTCATTATGATGATGGAAGTGAAGATATATACTTTCGTATTTTACGTATTTTAAAAAAGTTAGTACTAAACTAATGAAAAAAGAAATTAAATATAAAGCTTGTAAAGGAGAACTCCATAATGGACAATTAGTTCCATTAAAAGAGTTTGTTAAACACAGAAATTACGCTGATGGTTATGCCAATATTTGTAAAAAATGTAATAATTTAAAGTATAACATAGCTCCAAAAAACAAAATACTAGAAGAATTGGAAAAAGTAAATGATAAACTTGATTTATTAATTAATAAATAAAATTGTGCCAAACGAGATATTTAGATTAACAGCTAAAGAATTTGATAGGATGAAACTACTTAACAATAATGTTGCAGTAGAGATAATCCATCGAAACGCTAATGATAAGACAAATTCAGGTCTTATTATAGTACAAGACCCGGCAATGTTAACAGCTCATGATATTAAAGCTGCAGAAGAATATGATACATCCCAACATCTTGACAGGTGGGGTGTAATTGTTAAGGTACCTGTAAAACTACATTTTACACCTAAAGGTAAAAATTCTAATTGGAAATGTGACTGGGAAACAGGTATTGAAGTTAAATTTGGAGATTTAGTTTGGGCTGATTATTATAATCTTCATCATTGTCCAATAATAAGAGTTGAAGATAAAGAATATTGGATTATTCAATATCAATGTTTAATAGTAGCCAAGAGAATAAAATATGAAGTTACCATAACTACTTATCCTCTAAAAAATGAAACAATATATGATATTATACCATTAAATGGTTTTTGTCTTTTTGAACAAATAAACGAAGGTTTAACTTCTAAATTTCTTATCATGGATGAAAAGATAAATAAATCAAAAGGTATTGTTAAGTATGTAGGTAGTTGTAATAGAAATTATAATAGTCCTAAAAAATATGATTATCCAGATTTACAACCAGGTGATGAAGTTGTATTTAGAACTAATTCTGAATGTCTTTTAGAAAATTCACAACATAGATTTTTTGAAGATATTAATCTTAGGTATGAACAAAGATGGAATTTACATGCTATTATAAAAAAATAAAAAATATATTGCCATTGGCTAGATGGCAATATATTTTAAGTAAGGGCAGCAATTTGAGCAACAGTACTACTGGTGTAAAGTGTTATCTTGGAATATTTGTCATTAGAACCACCAGCAATAATAATTTTACTATTAACAGCAGACGCTCTTGCTTCTGGACCATTTCCAACATTGCAAAGAGATGGCCCAAACCAAACAACTTTAGTTGTTTCAAAACCCTCAGTTACCGGTGAAGATACCGTGTCAGTTGCAAGATTATTTGCAAAAACCTTTTTGTAAACAGATACAGTCGTAAGTGCCATAATAATAGTTTTTAAAAGTTATACAAATATATAAAATTTTATTAATGAAAAGTAAACCAAAAATACTAGAATATTATGATAAGGTAGATTCTGCTTGCTCTTTTTGGAGGGGTCGTGGTACTAACTCTGAACTATCAAAACAGGATTTAATTGAAATAAAAGAATCTAATTGGAATTTAAATTGGCCAGATATAAGGATGTTTGATATAGCTTTTTTTCAAAGACCTATTCATAAAAAATGTATAGACCAAGTTTTTTTATGCAAAGATTTAGGTCTTAAAATTTGGATAGATTTAGATGATTGGAAGGATTGTCCAAAAGACCACGTAATGTATGATGAATACCAAAAATCTTTTGACGAACTTTCATTTAAAAAAATACTCCATTGTGCTGATGTTATTACGTTAACAAACGAAAGAATGTTTAAATATTATTCTTATTTTTACCCTAATTTAGTGGATAAGTTTAAGATAATACCTAATGCTATTAATGATTACGTGTATTCATTTAAAGAGTTATCAGGTAATAAACAAATAGTTTACAGGGGTGGAAGTAATCATGAATACGATATAATGGAATATCATGATGTGATAAAAAAAGTACTTATTAATAATCCTGACTGGCACTTTATAAGTATAGGATATGACATAAAGATATTAAAAGGTTTAAGTAATTATCAATATATTGATAATTTTGATATTCATAGTTATCTTGGGTTAATATGTAATATTAATCCATCCATATTTATAGTACCATTACAAGATAATGATTTTAATAGGTGTAAATCAAATATATCATGGATTGAAGGAACTTTATCCGGGGCTGCATGTCTTTGTCCAAATTACTTTGAGGATACTATATCGTTACATTATAATTCTAAACATGAATTTGGAAATAAATTACAAATATTAATAGATAACGATGGTATTAGAAATACTTATAGGTATAATTCTGTATTAAAAATAAAAGAAAAATATTTATTATCAAATGTAAATAAACAAAGAATTGAATTAATAAATAGCTTATTATGACCCAGGAAGAATACGATAAATTAATTAAAAAAAATCCAGTAGTAGATTTGGTTAGGCCATTTTGGACTGGAGATGAATATCACAAAGAAGTATGGAAAGAAAATAATATTACCGTTCTTATTTGTCAAAGAAAAACAAGGGATGAAATAAAACTTTGTTTAGAAAGTTTATTATCTTTTTATCCAGATATACCAGTTTTAATTGTAGATGGTAATTCCCAGGATGAATCTATCATGTATTTACGTGTTAAATCTGCTATGTATCCAAATGTTAAGGTGTGGGAAAGAGATGGATTAAACTCTCATGGCATAACAATGGATGAAGCTATAAGAAATTATATAGATACCGATTATGTTCTTCTTATGGATTCTGATGTTATAACAATGAGATATGGATTTATAGAGGGTATGCTTGATCAATTTAAACATGACAATAATTTATATGCTACCGGTAATTTAATGCTTGTGACTAGAAAAAATGAAGGTTGTGGTACTCCATTTGATTCTACTGATATATTAAGATACGCCCATCCGTGTTGTTCTATTTATCGTATACCTACTTATAAAATATTAACACCATTTGAAGATCATGGTGCTCCTTGTGCAAAAAATATGATTCATGCCGAAATGGAAAACCTAAATATAGGATATTATCCTGTAGATAAATATACAGTTCATTTAAGTGGAGCTAGTTGGTGTGTACCTAAGACAGTATGGATTCATGATTATAATGTTATAATTAGGCCATTAGTTACTTTTATTACTAATTATAGAAGTAATATATGGGAATTATACTCACAAAAAGTACATGATTTTAATATAGTTACTTATGGAAATCATACCAAGTGTAATGTCATAACACATGATTCACTTCCAATAAGTGTGGATAATTACTGTTATGATATAAGATTTAATGTTACGGGTGAATATATTTGTTATCTTACAGAAGGTATAGTAATGGATGATGATTTTATTGTAAAATTACAAGATGAAATTATTAAAGAATTAAAAGATGAGTATATTATAAGTAATATTATTGTAGTAAGAAGGAAAGTGTGGCAAAGAAATAATGTATTTAAATAAATAAATTATGGAAATAAATGATAAAGATTTAACATTAGTACAGTTATGGAATAAGTATGGTAGAAGTAAATATATTACCGATAAAGGTGATAATCATTCGTACCTGCCTGTTTATGATCAATTATTTGCACCTTTTAAAGATAAAAAATGTAATATATTTGAAATAGGACATTCTGCCGGTGGAGCATTAAGATTATTTGATGATTATTTTACTCATCCAGGGACAAGAATAATAGGTATAGATCAATCGGATAATGATTGGCTTACTTTTTATGAAGGTAAGCAATATGAAACAAATAGGGTTAAAACTTATATTCAAGATGTACATGAATTAAATGGATATTGGTTTGAAGAAATTAATTTTATTCCAGATATAGTAATTGATGATAGCAATCATTTACTATTAACCCAATTATTTATTGTTAATAACATACTTCCTATAATTAATGATGGAGGACTTTTAATTATTGAAGATATTATTGATCCACAGGAAAAGAAATTAAAATTTAATGAACTAGGTATCCCATATGAATTATATGATCTTAATCCAATAATGTACACTAGGGATAATGCTTTAATTGTTTATAGAAAATGAAAATAATAGGATTTTACCATGTATGTTTAATTAATGATTTTTTAGACATTGTAAAATGTCAAATAGAATGTATTGTATCATCTGGTTTGTATAAAAGAGTTGATAATATATATATTGGATGTCTTGGTAATAAATCAGGGTACGATAAATTAAAAGAATATATTTTTGAATTTAAAAAAATAGAAATATATTCTTACGATGTAAATATTAAAAAGTATGAATTTCATACTCTTGAAATAGTTCATAGGTTATCTATAAATGAACCTAAGTTTTATGGATTTTATATCCATACAAAAGGATGTAGTTATCCTGGTAATGAAGGTGGAAAGTATTGGTTAGATTACATGAATTACTATAACTTAACACAATGGAAAAATGCTATAAAACATCTTGACATTGGATATTATACTTATGGAGTTAAATTACTTCCTTCAAGTTATACACCAGCATTTAAAATGCACTATTCTGGAAACTTTTTTTGGTTTAATTCGGAATATGTTTCCACGTTGCCACCTATTGATTCGTTGGATAAATCTAATAGATATAATGCTGAAACTTGGATATGTTTAGAAAATCCTATAGCCGCAACTGCATGCCAATTATTTGTTGATTATAATACAAAAGGAGAATTTCAACCTTTTATAAACGAAAATAATGAATAGGAATTTAGTACATACACTTTGCTGGAACTTTACTACCGAAGTAGAAAAGTCTGTTAAATTATTGTACGATTTAAATGATCGTAATGATTTTAATCATGTAATAGTTGATCTTGGATTCCCTTTGATAAATGATAGTATACCGAAAGATATTAATGCTTCTATAGAATATAATACTATTATCCTTAAAGAAATGGCAAAAAAATATGGATCAGGTTACTTAAAAATAAATAATATAGGAGTTTCACAAAATTGGTCTATAGTCTATGATTATTTTAAAATGGATGATAATGATATTTTATGTTGTGCCGATCCAGATGAACATCCTAAAGATAAAAATTGGGTAAGGGCTATTGGAAATGTTATTAGGGCTGACCCTAAATATGCTTGGGTAAGTTTGGCTATGCCAGAATATTTTCCTATACTAAATAAAAATAATACCATTGAAAAAATAGTTGGTAGTGAAAGGATTTGGGAAATAATTGAGAATTTAAATTGGGCACAAGGTGGGTTTTCAGGAAAATTTTTAAATGAAGTCGGTGGAATACCAAATTTAGATTCATATCCAATTTATGGAGGTATTGAAGCTGCTTCGATATATATGATGGAGCAATTAGGGTATAAATGGTGTATACTACCTGGTTATATTGTAGAGCATACGGATTATGAAAAAGGTAGTTTTGGTACATCTAAATTACTTAGGGAATGGAAGAATTTTATTATTTATAATATTGATAAATTTGGACAAATATCTTTAGAAAAATATTTGGAATATAAAAAACAAGGAATTATATGGAAATTTTTATAACTGGTATATGTGGCTTCGTGGGTAGTAATTTAGCTAATAAATTATATGATCATAGTGTAAATTATGTATCCGGTTGTGATAATTTACAATTTGGATATGCTAAAAATTTACTACCTGGTATAAATTGGATAGAAAAAGATTTTAAAGATATATCCGAAGTAGAGTTAAATAAATATGATATTTTAATTCATTGCGCCACAAGTAATATTATTTATGCACAAGAAAATCAATTAGATACGTTTAAAACAAATGCTTTCGAAAGTATTAAATTGATAGAAAAATTTAATGGTAAAGTTATATATACTAGTACTAGTTCTATTTATGGACAAGCTAAAGAGATACCAACACAAGAAGATTGTCCAGAAAATTTAACAAATGCTTATGATCAAAGTAAATGTATAGTTGAAAAATACTTAAAGTTAAGGGGTAATTTTACAACATTACGTCTTAGTAATGTATATGGTAAAAATCAGCGACCAGAAAATAAATATTGTGGTGTAGTTGGCAAGTTTATAGATCAAATACTTAATGATAAAACTATAACTATTAATGGTGATGGTACGGATACTAGGGATTATACTTATATAGATGATGTTGTTTGGTCTTTAATCATAGCTATTGAGTCTAATGCTGTAAATACTGAAATAAATATAGGGACAGGAGTAGAAACATCTTCCCTTAAATTACCGGTTGTAATATCGAGTATAATTGGGAAACATCCAATTATTGAATTTATAGATAAAAGATTTATAGATAAAATAAACAGGAGATGTTTAGATATATCTAAAGCTGAAAAAATACTTGGATGGAAACCGAACTATGATTTAAATGAAGGATTAAAATTAACTATAAACTGGCAAAAAAATGAAACGGGAAGATATTAATGTAAATGTATTAATGTATGATCCTTGGGGTGAAAATACTGTTTCAAAATTAGAGTCATATGATGAATTTAAGGAGGATTTTGGTATAGAAAAATCAAAAGTAATCTCTTATATAATACTAGCATATGATTTAAATACACAGTTAAGGAAAGAAGTACCTTATTTTAACCAAAGAAAAATTATATCTGCCGAACTTTCTGGGTTTGTTAAAAATAAAGATGGTAAATTTAAAGATGAATACGAAAAAGTACTTATTGGTAATAATGATAAAGTTAACTTAGCCATATCAAAATATATAAGATTATTTGCATCTCCTAAATATTTATCATTAGTATATTATTGGTCTATACTTTCTGCTGAATTTGAAAATGTTACAAAAGTTAATGATTCTAAAGATTTTAAAAATACAATCGCCAATATTGAGAAACTAGAAACTAAAATCAATGAATGTATAGAATTTCTTTTTGGAGGTAATGAAGTAACTGATATTCGCCAGGCTCTTTATGAAAGTGTTGAAAAAGAAAATCTTAAATTAAGACCTGAAAATATAGCTATGGCAGGAGATAATGAACTTGATGAAATAATAGGAGATAGCCCATATGGAGATTATAAGCCATCTCCTTTAAAATATAAAGGTCATAAATGAAATATCAATATCAACCACCCGATAATTATTTTATAGTCAATTGTGGTTCACCTGATTTAACTGAATTAGATAACTCTTTGATTCCAATAAAAATATCATTACCATTACCTCCAAATGAAAAGCTAATTGCTAATTATGGTTTGGAACCAAAAGATCAATATTGGAAAAGGCCAGTAATGCCACAAAAATTAATACAGTTAGAAAAAGATATTAAAAAAGATTTAGAACTTAGGTTTAATTTAAACAAGAATGATAGGATAACAGGATATAAAATACTTGAAGAAATATGGACTAGGATACAAAATAATACTGTTTATTATAAAGAAGAAATAGATTTTATAAAAGCCCAATGGTGGCATCGTATATATGGATATTGGTTTTACAATAATGGTAAACCTACTTATATATGTGGATGGCATTATTTTTATTTAACATGGTGGAAAATAGAAGGAAGATTATATCCAGAATATAGGGATAGGGATAGGAAAAATTTTCTTTTTTGGTGGTATTGTTATAATACTAAAGAAACTTTTAAATACATTGACGATAATGGCAATGCTTTAAAAAACGAACTTGGTGAGTATGAAATGGAAGAAAGAAATACAAAAGTTTGTTTCGGTGTATGCCAGCCAAAGAATAGGCGTGGTGGCACTACTAATATGTCGCAAGCTGCACAATATGAAAATACATCTAAAAAAATAGGTGATTTAGCTGTTATATTTTCTATGACAGAAACTAGTGCTTCGGCTTTATTTACTGGTAAAACAGTTAAGTCATGGGCTGAAATGCCTTTCTTTTTTCTACCTATGTGGACTGGTTATTTTGATGAAAAAACAGCTATAGATTTTAAAAGACCTAAAAATTTAATTATAGGAAACCAATTAAATAGCAAGATAACATATGCTAAATCAGCATTCGGAGCAGAGTTTGACGGCGAAAGGGTGACATTTGCAGTTTTTGATGAAAGTGGAAAATGTTCAGAATGTGATGTTACCGAACGTTGGTCTACTCATAAGCAAGGTATGTCTCTTGGCGATGGTGCAGATATAGTGGGTTTTTCTATACATCCATCCACTGTCGAAGATATGGATCAAGATGGTGGCATTAATTACCAATCACTAATATATGATTCTAATTTTTATCAAAGAAATAAAGTTACTGGTCAAACTAAGTCTGGTTTATTTAGATTATTATTCCCTGGATATGAAGGATTGGAAGGATTTATAGGAAAGTATGGTGAATCTATAATAAACAATCCGACATTAGAACAAATACAAGATGGATTTAAATTTAAATATGGTTCCAAAAAACATCTTCAAAGTAATAGGGATGCTTTATTAAACAGTAAAGACCCAAAAAGTCAAATTAAATATAGGCGATTAGTTGTTAAATACCCGTTTAATCTTGATGAATGTTTTAAACTTTCTGTAGGTTCCACTAGTTGGAATATAGAAAATATAGATAAAAGGTTAGCCAATTTAAGAAGGATGAAAGATCCTTTTATAAAAGGTAATTTTGAATGGGAAAATGGAATTAAATTTGGGAATGTTATTTTTATCCCAAGGGTAGATGGTAAATTTGAAGTTAGTAAAATATTACCATCATATGAAGCTAATAAAAGGATAAAGACTACGCTTATAGATAATATATCTGGAGATTATAAAGAGGTATGGATGCCATCGCAACCGCAAAAAGGGATAGTCGGTTCAGATGCTTTTAAATTTAAAGGTGACAAACAAATGGCTATATCCACCGGTAGTTATCAATCAGATGGTGGAATAGCTGCTTTATTATTAAGGGATTATAAAATTGATCCAGATGAAAAAAGTATTTATGAATGGGAAACATTTTGTTTTGTAGCTTCATATAGGAATAGGCCTTTATCAGAAGAATATAATGAAGATGTAATTAAATGTGCCCAATATTTTGGATTCATGATATATCCAGAAACCAATGCTGGAACATTGTGGGAATATTGTTTATTAAACAATTATGATGGATACCTTCTTTTTGATATTGACCAAGCAACTGGTAATCAAAAAACACGACCTGGAGTTTTCCAATTAGAAAAATCTAAAGAACAAATGTGGACACTATGGCAAAATTATATAGAGTTTAGATGTCATAAAGAAAAGCATGCTAGTATATTGAAAGAAGTATCTCAATTAAAACAATTCTCCGATCTTAATAAATTAGATTTAGCGGCTGCCGCTGGATGTGCTTTACTTGGCTCTGAAAGTATTGCTATTAAATCAATGGCATCTATAGATGATACTAAATGTAATTTTGACTGGTGGAAAGAATTTTAATTATAATTCTTTTTCAGTTAATATAAAGTAAATATTTTGTAAAGTATGAACATATAATTTATGACCATACCAATCATTATCAAAGATATTTGTATGATCAGTATGATATTTAGGCAATTCAGTATTTATTAATTCTATTAATGACACATAATTAAAACCATTATCTATATTTACACATATCTTCCTAGTGTGATTGATATATATTCCAATATTTTTAGTATATATTTTTTTATTTTCATTGTATTCAAACTCAAACTTAAGTAACCATTCTTTTGTTAATTCTATTGGTTCAAATAAATCAGTTTCAATCCACGTCTTTTTTTTATCATTATGAACTCCAATTCCTATTTCATCGAAAAAATCTACTATAAAAACAGTATTATTTTTGCTTAATTTAATAAAATTACCTAATCTTAAGTCTTTTGTTTTCATTATAATATATATAAGGGTTGTTAAATATTTCTTCAATAGAATTTACAGTCTGATTTTTAATCCAAAAATAATCTTTTCCTTCATAAACTAACATAATGGACATTTTTGAAGGATAAATATCTATTTTTAATATATCGCATTCATATGTTAATCTTCCATTTATTTTATCAGATGATACAAAGTCCCATCCATAATGATCTGCAAAAATATTAAAGATTTCTTTTTTGTTTTTTACATTAAGGTCAAATTGTACCCTGTTTGTTTTTTTCACGGTCAAATAATTTATTAGGATATATATTATAATTTAATTAGTTTAATATTATAGTTTTTATATCAACATTCTAACGGTGAGGGTTCAGGAGTGAAAGTGAATAGTGAGTTCTATCCTTGTGAAAAAATATTCACCAGGATAGAACTCACTATTCGAATCAATTCAGCTTGTCATTCCGACGGAGCCGGGTCTATCGTTTCGTGTCCAAAGTGAAACACTAAAGTCCTTTGGCTTGGAACCTCCTTCAATCGTTTAGCCGATTGTTGTACGTGTCGTATTCCTTAGTTCTAACACTTGTCTATGTACAAATCCCCTAGTAAACTTATTTTGGTAATCCTAGTGCCCCGAATCCATTGTTCGGTATGTCGCGCCAATTAATCCAAAAAGAAAACCCAAAAGATAGCAGCTTTTGGGTTAAATCTTTTATTATTTGGAAACAAAAGACGGCAAGTTTTTATACTTGTTTATTTTAACTCGATCACTGCTATTGATCTATGAATTTTCTACTGACAAAGATAGTATATTTTTTTATATTAAAACATGTTTAAAAACATAATTTTAAATTTATTAATTTTGATAAAAATTTTTCTAATGAAGTTTGCAGAAAAATATCAAAGAGAAACGGTTATGTTTCCAAGTAGGAATATAGACCCAAAATTAAAATTAACAAAAGATTATGGCATACGAATGTGTGAGGCCATATATACTACATATGTTGGAGATAAAGCTAGTTTTCCATATTCATTACTTTCTTATTACAATGAAATAAGACAATATTCTGATGGTAGGCAAGATCCAGCTAAATATGAAGAAATATTGTATCCAAGAGATACTCAAGAACCCAACCGGGTAATGACTAGTATTGATGGTAATTGGACTAATAAACAAGGTAAAAGAAAAGGATTAGGTAATTTAAATAGAGACATATTAAGTCTTGCTCCACGTATCATGCAAGCTATATTAGGATCGTTTAAAGATGTTGATTATAATATGGTAGCTGATACAATTGATCCAGATTCAGGATACGAACAGGAGCGATCTAAAAGTAAGTTATATGCAGAATCACAACATCTTGATTTTTTAAATCTTATAAAAGGACAAGCTAATATACCAACACAAAGCGATACCAAATATCCTAAAGATTTGGATGAATTACAACTTATGCAGGACTTGGGAGAATTTAAAACAGGTATCGCTAAATCTCTTGAAAAGGCATTAAAACATACATATGAAATATCTAATTGGGAAGATATAAAAGAAAAGTTAATTAGGGATGTTGTTAATTTTAATGCTGTATGTCTTCATGATTATTATGATGCAGAAGAATGTAAATGGAAAACGCAATATGAAGATATTACTAGGGTTATAGGACAATATTCTGATAAAAGAGATTACCATGATAGTTGTTATTTTGGTATTATAAGAGAAAAAACAGTATCCGAAATACGCCATTTTTTAGAAGATGAAGGTTATTCAGAAGAAGAAATAGGACAATTAGCTCAAAATTGGGGTGGATTGTTAAGTAACCCCCTTCAATCTCAATGGATGGATTTTAACCAGAAAGATAGGTATGGTAATTGGATGTATGATTTTTATAAATGCTTAGTTCTTGAAGTAGAATGGATAGATAATGATCTTGAATATAAAACAATACATGAAGGTAAGAGAGGTATTATGACTATTTATGATCAAGATTTTGGGAGAATAAGAAATACAGAAGCTAATAAAACTAGGGTTACTACTATAAAAAGAAAATATGAAGCTAAGTGGGTTATAGGTTCTGACCTTATTTATAGTCATAAGATTAGCCCTAGCCAACCAAGGAATAAAAGTAATAAAAGGCCATTAATGTCTTTTCATATATATAATGGTACAGAAGTAGCTATAACACAAAGATTGATTCCTATTTTTGATAGTTTTCAAATAACTTGGTTAAAACTACAAGAATCATTAATAGAATCATTTGGGGAAATATTATTACTTGATCAATCTGTTTTGGATAGAATCAAAATGGGTGGTGAAACATGGGATACATTAAAGATTCTTAAACATGCTAAAAGAACTCATGTTTTACCATTTAGGTCCTTACCGGTAAATGGTAAGTATGGTGGAGGGGCAGTTAAACCGATAGATGTAATTCCTTCTACTATTATGAATAGGATAGATGAGTCTATCAAGTTATTTGAAAATTCTTTACGTATGGTTGAAATGATTACAGGTATAAATCCAATAGCTTTAGGGTCTCAACCAAATACACAAAGTGGACTTGGTACTACTGAAATAGCAATGCAAAATACTACTAAGATACTAAGGCCAATTATAGATTCTATCTTTAGAGTAAAAGAACAATCTGCTGAATTTCAATCAGAGGCCATTAGGTTAGCACTAAGGAATGATGAAAATTGTAGGGAAGTTTATTCTAGGGTTATAGGTAAAAACGATGTGGATACTTTAGTTCAAAGTGAATACGAGGCAAGGGAATTAGGTATAAAATTAGTCCCTAGACCTACTACTGAAGAACTTCAAAGTTTATATAGAGATATAGAAACAGCTTCTATGCCTGGAAAAGACGGTAAGCCATTAATAAGATTTGATGTAAAACTTTATATTAAAGAAAAATTAATGCACGGTGCTAATTTAAGTGATATACGTCTTTACCTATCAAATGCTATTGATAAAGAAATAGATCGACAAGAAAAAGAAAAACAAGCAGCTATACAGGCCCAGGGTCAACAAAATGCTCAACTTGAACAAATGAAAGCTAAAGCTATGCAGGATAATCAAACTATGCAGGTTCAGGCTAAAATAGCTACTGATAATAATCAGCATCAAAATGATATGGAACTTGAAAGTCATAAACAGTTTCATGAAAGATATATAAAAGGTCAAGATAGAGATATGAAAGAAATGGAATTACAAAATCAAAATCAAACCCAAAATGCCGAACAATAAAACAACTAAAAAAGATTCACAGGTAGAAAGATTTGTAAAAGAACATCCAGGTTATCAGGATTTTTTTGAAAACTATCCTATACCTGAAAGTAAAGTAACATCAGACCCTTATTACGAAATTTTTATTCAAGATGTACAAAACAAAGAGCAAAAATTACAAGAAAAAGCTGAATTATATTATTTAAGTGATACTTTAAATAAAGAATTAGAAAAAAAGAATCCTAATGTATATAAAGAATTAACATCTAAATATGGATGGAATGAAGATAAACCATTATCTCCTAAAACTAGGTTAACAGGAGCTGAAGAATATAGTAAAAAAAACCCTAATTTTTATTTATCTCCAGAAGAACAAAAAAAGACATTAGGTGAAAATTGGGATAAATATGTAAATCTTAGGGGTAAATATGGAAATGAACTTAATTTAATAGGGGAAGGAGATGATCCTACTAAACCCGAACAATGGAAAATAGGATCTAGGCATGCTGTAGCTTTTAATCCTATTAAATATACCGATATTATAAAACCCAAAACAGACACACAAAACAATAAGAATGTAAGTACTTTTGAAAGAACAGAACAATATGATCCCACATCGGAAGATTTATTTAAAACAAAAACATATTATAGTAGTACTAATACAGGAGATACTTCTAAGAATGTATCTAAGACATATATAAAGAGATTATCTAAAGTCGTACCATCTTATAATGGCAAAACACAGGTTAGTACAGAAGATGGTATTGTATTTAAAAATCCTGGGTGGAAGTTTCATAAAGTATATGATGATGGTACTAAAGAAGAAATTTCAGAAAATGATTATATGACTATGAGAAAGTTTAATGATCTACCATCTCATATTAAAAATAAATATGTTGAAGAAATTGAATCTACTAAATAATTGAATATCAAATATATTATGATAATATATTATATATATTCATATTTTTTATATAAAAAAACATGTTTAAAAACATAAAAAATATAATATTAATTTTGTACTGAGAAATTATAATAACTATGGATGAAATTGTTAATGCGTTTAGAGAGGCTTTCCCTCAGAAAAAAACAGAATCAAATACTGTTGATAATGGTATTCCCGATGTTGGTAATTCTATTATTGATAATTCCACTGTTACCAATCCAGTTATTCCTCCTGGTGATAGTAGTGATCCTGTCAACAATATTAAACCGGATGCTCAGATTATTGATATTTCTGATTTTAATACCAAATATGGCAAAAGATTTGGTCGTGAAATTAAAGAGGAAAAAGAGTTAGAAGATATATTTTCTGCTCCAAGTAAGGTTTCTGAGTATGAGAATAAAGTGAAAGATTTAGAATCTCAACATGGGCTAACTAAAAAAGAGTTAGAGGATTTAAAGATTCAGCGTGAAAATGAAAAAGATTCTTTAAGATTTATTGATATAAAAAAATATTTTGCAAACGATAGTCTATATAAGACTAACGAGATGTTAAAGAAATACCCGGATAAGGATATTTCCATTATGACATCTATTAGTAATATGGATTTAGAAAAAACGGATACCGTTGATTTGTTAGTTAAAAAAGCATTACTAGATGATTCCGATATTTTTAAGGGAATGAACGATTCCCAAGTAAAGGAAGTAATTGCTGATAATTTTGGAGGTGTTGATCTTAACGATCCCGATTCTTGGGATAATGTAACTAAGGCAAAAATTGCTAAAGCTGGTAAAGAAATTCGAAACGAATTTAAGGCTTTACAAAATGTCGAATTACCTGTCCCGGTCGATGTCGAAAAAGTGAGACAAGAGTTTGTCTCTAAAGAAAAAGCACAATTCGAACAGACTAAACAAGCATGGTCGCCAATCGTAGACAAGATGATTTCTAATTTTACTGAATTAATCATTCCTGATGAAGATGGTAAGGAGTTGTATAAATACAATCCTGAGATAAATGATTCTTTTAAAAAAGAGGTTAGTAATTATGTAGATTACTTGGCTTATACCGGTCAGCCAATTAATGAAGAAACTATTACAAATGTACTTGAATCCATAAAAGGTCGATACATTGCAAAGGAACTTCCTAAAATTATCAAATCTCATGCTTTAAAAGTTTCTACTCAAGTCAATGATGAATGGCATCATAAAGTAAATAATGATGTTCCTTTATCAGAAAAGACAGCACCACAAATTGATAAGAATGATGTTTGGAGTAAAATGGAGAGACTGATTTAATTTAAAACTTTAAAACTATAAAAATGGCTTTAACACCCGCAACTAGTTATGTCGCCAGTGGTCAATGGACGAACCTATGGCAATCACTTTATTCTTTTGAAAAAGTTCCACAAGTATGGAAAAAAATATACAAACAGTATGGACACTTGTTTGATGTGTTTGATTTTATTGATTTGATAGGCGAAACAATAGACATTAAAGGTGATAATCTAAAGATTTTTGAACAGTATGCTTATGAAAAACTTATCACTATTGGTAATGGAGGTATCACTACTGGAGCAACAGGAGCAGTTATTACCTTTAGTTTAGCTGCAGCTGATTATGATACGCAAAATAACGCAGCATTAAATATTGGGGAAAGTATACTTATTCCAGGTTTATATACAGCCGATACTTCGCAAGATTATCTGTATCGTATTATGAGTGATAATGGTGGTGTTGGATCAGCTAAAATATATACTGCTATGCCTCACAATAAAGCAGGTACTAATTTTTCAGCCGCACGTATTACTACTGCTATTCCTGCTGGAACTAAATTAATGATTGCTGGAGACTCCTATGGGTTAGGTACTGATCAACCTGCTGGTAAAACTAATGGTTCGTATCAACGTGATTTTTATACTGCACTTTCAAAATCTACATTTGATATGGCTGGTGGGTTACTTTACCAAGAAAACTACTTAGATGATGTACCATTAAAAGGAGGTATGGGTGTAGGTAGATTTAACGCCGCTTCTGTTCAGCAAGAATTTGATCATAATAAAAGAATTAACTATAATGTATGGTTAGGACAGGAAGCTGATAATACTACTTTTGTTCAGAATGATGCTTTTGGGAATAGTGTTCCTATTAAAGCTCAGCGTGGTTTTATGCAGTGGCTTCAAAAATTAGCATTAAAGAAAACCTATTCAGATAACTTTGAAGTATCCGACTTTGATGATATTAAATCTTTAATGATTTCTGTTGGAGTTTCTGCCCAGGAAATGTTATTTGGTATGGGTGATCAACTTTATGGTAATTTAGAAAATGCCGGATATAACTTTATTAAAGAAAATTCTAGTTCTACTGATATTATGAAGAAGCTTGATGAAGTTGGGCTCGATTTCCAGATTTTCCGTAAACAGAATTTTAGGTTTATCCTTAAAGAATTTGGTAATTTAAGTAATCCTAATGGTATGGGTGCTGCCGCTTATAATGATCGTTACCGGTCAATGGGTTTCATAGTGCCTATGGGGGAAAATCCTGTAACCATTGAAGGTGGTGGCCCTAATGTAGATAAAAAAGTAAAAATATCTAGCCTCATGATTGGGTATCCTAATCATAACGGTGAAAGTCGTGCTAGGGTTGTTGGATATTTAAATGGTATGACAGGTCAAAATTTACCTATCACACAATCTACTGATACTACTAAAGGTATGATGTTGTCAGAATATATGTTTATTCCGACTGGTGTTCAGAAAATGGTACTTGTTAACAAAATTTAATCATAAAAGGGGGAGGTTAATTGCTTCCCCTTTTTATTATAAACCAAAACATAGAGATATTAACTTAAATTTAAAATTATGCTTTACTGTAATGATGAATTAGTTAGATTAAAAGATGAAAACTGGAAATATATTGAATCTGATTTTTTAAAAATCAGGAAGATGAAAAATCCAGTTCGAATAAAAACAACTCAAAAAGTTGAGATTAATAAAACTGGTCATTCAGAACCTTTCTCTGCACATGCGTGGCCTCTACAAGCTACTGTTATAAATAAAAATGGAGAATCCGAAACTTGGGTTTATACTAAGAATACTCCTCGTTTAGAAAATGGGAAACTTCAATTTACTAAAAGGTCTATCATTATTGAACATGGTGATATATATCTTGATGTTTTAAAGGAAACAGATTTAGCTTATTTTATTATTAACCTTAGTAGTTTATTAAAATCTGGACTCTATGAAATAGAGGATTTGGATAAGAAAAACACCGAAGATGTTGAAAAAATAGGAGAAAGTGCTACACTTGAATTTTTCTTATGTAGTAAATATAGTCCTATTTATAACGATGATAAACGTTTGAAACAACTTGGTGCATCTTGGGGTGTACCTAATACTGAAAATATACATATCAATACCCTTAGAAAATTATTGTTAGATAAAGTATATTCTTGTCAACGTAATTATTCTGTAACAAAAAGAGGTATTGAAGAATTTGTATCCGAAGTAAATGGAGAAGATCCATTTTCGGAATTTAGATCTATAGTCCAATTATCTATTGATAAAAATATTATTGGTTGGAGTAACAAAGATAAAGGATGGTATTTTGTAGATTCTACGACCGGGATGCTTACGCAACCCATTGTTTTTGTTCCAGCTACTAATATATCTCAGAAGGAATCTATATTAATTGATTACATACGACTTAACGCATCATTATTTGATACATTAAAAGGTCTAATGCACAGTGAACCTGAAAATAAATATAATTATTTAAATTGGCCTGAATTAAAAAAACTTGCCAAAGAAAGAGGTATAAATAGTAAAACAATGACTTCCGATAGAATTATCGAAGAATTATTGGAACAGGATTCATTAAAAGGAACAGTTAGTTAATTTCTCAGTTTGGTTTGGTTTTTTAAAATCTCCTGGTATTTATCAGGAGATTTTTTGTTTATAAAAGCATAATTAAAATTTTATAACTTTGTGAAAACAAAATGATATGGCAACTATAAGTTTTTTAACTTATGTAGATATTAATCAAAGGAAATTTAGAATCCAAGATACTTCATCATATTCTATTCAAGGAATTTTATTGTCTAATATTAAAGGAGTTATAAAAATAACTACTCCTCGTGGAATAACATATAATAATACTAATTATTCAAGTCCAGATGTTACTCCAAGTACTAGTCTATATTCTGGTTATATTGCATTACCTACAAATGCACAAGGTTATGTTCTGGCTGGGGCTTATACTGTCCAGTATTCTGTATTAAATTCATCCGATAGCTCTATATCTACAGTTAGTAATTCATATACTTACTCTTTTATTGTTCCAGCTATATCTATTAGTCAAGTTGTAGATGGATATAATTCTATATTTATATCTACTGATAATACTAGTTATGGATCGTATAGTAGTTTGGTTAGTACCCATGAAGTAACTCCTCCATCGGGAAGCCCATTATCCATAGTAAGTAATAGTAACCAGGCTATAACTTATTCTCCAAATATATGGAGTGGTATATGGACTAGTCAAATAACTTCCGTATTGGTTTATATAGAAAGTGATGGGCTTATTATAAATGCTTCATTAACAGCTACCGAAACTATAACAGCATATCTTAATGATATGAATGTTATTAGGGGATACATAGAAACATTTAAACAATTATTTGATACTTCTAGGGCTACTAATAAAGAACTTGCTTATCGTATCCAGATTTCATTAACTAAAATAGATACTTCTTATACTGAATATGATTTAGCATTATATTATAATGATTTAGCTACAGCTTATTTAAGAACGGTCGATATTATTACTGAATTAAGTGATTATATTACTATAACATTTCCAGAAGAAATAATTCCTTTTGTAAATAGCCAAGGAGGATCATCTCATTCACCCGTTTCTATAAGTTCTCCAGCATTAGGGGTTAGTATTAATTCTTCACAAGTATTATCATTTTCTTTAGCTACTATTTCTAGTGGAGGTATGGCTCCTATATTATCTGGTAGTTATACTGATTACTTAGGTGGTGATGGTTCTTATCATAGTTTAACATCAGGTACATATGCTTTAAAATCTGATTTTATTAACTATATTGGTGTTACAGCTATAACAGCTACAAATATAACAAATTGGCAGACAGCTTATGGTTGGGGAAACCATGCTTCTGCTGGATATGCTTTATCCGCAAATGTTTATACTAAAACAGAATTACAAATATCCGGCAGTTCTTTAGTGCATTGGGGGAATGTAACCAATAAGCCAACTACTTTAGCTGGGTATGGTATTACTGATGGTATGCAAGGTAATGTAGCTATTACAGGAGCTATCCATACCAAGATAACATATGATAGTAAAGGATTAGTAATAGGAGGTGTAGATTTGGTAGCTTCTGATATTCCTAATCTTTCATGGAGTAAAATAACATCTGGTACACCTACTACTTTATCTGGATATGGTATTACTGATGCTTATACTAAAACGCAAGTTGATAATAAAACATGGGATTTTACTACATCAATTACTGGTACACCTACTACTTTATCTGGAT